TCTTGAGGTGGGCAACCTGACGAACTAAGTCTTCTGGATCACGCTTTCGACTCTGCTTCTTAGAATCTCCTTGCATTTTGTCTCATTGAACTTAATGAAGGGTTGACATTTGCGAAGCATATCACGTATGCGTGGCCAAATCCACTCATCGTCTACTTCACGTTCTACATAATCTATCCAGTTGAGATAATGATCCAGAATGATAGCAGACTGTATCTCTATCTTACCTGACTGAATCATTTTCACAATCGGTGGATGTGAATTTCTCGATTCTGTTACGAACATTATACCAAAAGAATCGTAAATGTCAAGACATTTTTTTAGATCTTGGTCAAATATTCTTGTAATAGATTGCTGGTTTTTCTTCCACTTATTGTAATTTTCTGAAGCCTGATCTCCAGTTAGCCACTTAGGATTGACTGACTCGTTAGACACAAAGTTAGAAACCAGAAATGGTTCCAATTCTCCATTATACTTCTTACCCATCTTATGAAAGAAGTATCTATCGCTTCGTTTCATGAATGAATCTTTGGTACAATTGACTGATCCATTATACCTAACATAATCATACGACTTACTGTTAAAGTGCAATCGTAATCCTAGATACATTCTGTATGCATCGTAGGCGTCTGTCATACTGGTAGTGAGCTTGATTTTGGAAGAAAGTTAAGATTCTCAGCTTCCACTTGAATCTTCTGTTTTAGTGATTTGTTTACTAGTCTGCCAAGTGACTCTGGTTCTACATTTTTCTCTTTGCAGTATTCCAGACAGGCATCCATGTAGGTTAGATTTTTCTCTTGTACCATCTCTTCAATGAGAGTACTAAACTTGGTTGGCGTCAAAAAACTCAATTCCATAATGTTTGGGGATATAAGGTTATGGGGCCTTTCTGTTCCCAGGCGGCCCCTGTACCCGGCTTTAATTATGCAGCTAGTGCATAAGAAGCAGATGTATAATCAGCGTTGTTTGCGATTATGGTTTTTGAATCTCCTCAGTTCCTTCGCTTCCAATCGAACTCTATTGCGGCCCCATCACAAAAGCACAGCTTCCATTATCCAAATAAAAATTGTTGCACTACCAAAAATTACGAAAGTCAGAAAGATGTGATGTCCATCTATATGCTCTCCTATGCGTTTATGGTGGAGCCGATCGGAATTGCACCGATGTCTTAAAAGTTATATAAACTGTATCATTGACTCGTTAATATTTATTATATAATAGTGTTTTACAAATGTCAAGTTATTTCTCACCATTTCTCATCATAATTCCTGCTTCAACTTCCATGATACATTGAGGTAAAACACCAGCAGTAATTTCATCAAACTTTTTGATACTCTCAGGAGAACCATCTTCAGCCTCATGAAACGGCATAGAATGTCGTATTGCATCTACTACGCAACCACATACTGCACGTATGTCATCAGGCCACATTCCCTCTGCAAGAGCTTGATTCTGTTCTACAGTTTCCCAACATCCTGAAACAAATCCATAAAGATATGTCGTTGGATACCAGTATGGAGTTGCTCCGTCTGGATGTGCAAATGCATCTTTCTTCCATACTAAAAACGAAACTATGAGAACTGATAAAACAACTGTTATAGTTATTGCAATATTATCGGGTGAAAATTTAGATCGCATCTTTTGGATTTGGTTCTTGAGCTTTCATCCTCATCAATTGTACTTCTTCCATAGAACACTTGAAAGAAACATCATAAACGATCTGAGCATTCAGGGGATCAATAGGTTGTTTATTGAAATCTGTCATGAATGTCTCATAGTCATAATCTATAGACATAACATCTACGATGCATTTACAAAGACTGTATAAATGCTCTGGTGGATATTTCATACGAACAGCTGGATCATGAGACATTCGGGTAAAATACAAAGTTACCCAATAGTTTCTCTGATCATCTGTCCACGTACTTACTTGTTCTGTCACGTTATCCGTGACAACTGGTGGCGGAGTTTCTTTAGGTAAACAACCAAAGAAAAACAGCGATGCACCAATAATGAATATTTTGGTTATAGTGCTCATGCAGCCCTTTTGGATTTATGGTGGGCGTAATCCCGAATAGACTCTCTAAGTAATTCGGTATAATCATCCACTCTCTTAATGAATGTTTGAGGTATTCCATCATCGGGAACTACAAAAATTATAAGTTGATTACATTCTATACCAGTACGTTCTGTAAACATCTTTGCATACGCCGTACCTTGAATAAAATAATTTTCAATCCACTCTTCTTTTTTCGCACTATTGGATGTCTTAAAATCTACTACAGATAATCTCCCATCCCATTCGGCAATCATGTCTACTGCACCAGCTACACCAAACTCATCTGAGTAAAGGTAGTCTTCAATGCAGTATATCTTACCTATATTCTGTTCTAACTCTTGCACCGCCTCCAGAAACAGATACCATACGCCAGGATTCTTGGCCATGGCTTCTGATCTGAATTTATCTACATCCGTTATTTGATTCAAGAAGTATTGTTCCAGTAATGAATGGAACTGAGTACCCCTTGTGGTTGAGCGTTTAGTTATACGATTCGCTTCTTCGTTACCTACACGTTTTCTCCACTCGTATATGGCCTCTTTTCCTCGTATTGATAGTATTGTTGTTATTGACGGATATGTATTTCCTTGTTCGTTTACGTAATGTCTTTCTCCTGCAATATTTTGTCTACTTAATTTTGGTATTCCTAGTACTTCTATATGTTCATATTTTTTTGGTATCACCTTATTATTCCTTCTTTGTATTCGACCTTACCAGCAACTTTCATTGCGGTCATACATTTCTTACGATTTTCCATAAGACTGTAACTACAATGTACCCAGCCACTGTTTGGGTCTTTTCCATTATAAAACTCCAGTATCAACTGATCGAATTCAAGATTATCCCGAATCCATTCTGCAAGATCTGGATTAGACACGCTGTAACTTTCAAAGTCAGCGGCCTGTCCATGACAATGTTGACTCCTATCGGAACCACCCACTGCCTTATTCAAGTCTGGGCTACGATAGCCCGAGTTTACTGTAATAACTCCAAATTCATCCCTGACAGGTTGAAGCACATGAATCGCAAGATGAGTCATGTTCACCAAATGTTCAAGATCCTTTGGAGTATTATCTATACCAGCTCTTTCAGCAGTAGAGGATTTTGTCAACTCTCTCAAACTGAAATTCCTAGATAGTCTCATAATGCTCCTAATATTCTTAGAGGTGAAGTTACTTTGTATGGGTCATCGTCAAGTCCCAACTGGTTCTTTCCTTCTTCTACCCACATCTGCTCAATTTTACAATCATTAACTAACATTGCATATCTCCAACTCCTGTAACCAAAACCCTGAGCTGGTTTATGCACTAACATATCCATCCCTTCAGTGAACTTGCCGTCACCATCGGGAACCATTTTTACTTTCTCAATACCTAACTCTTTACCCCATGCATTCATCACAAATGCATCATTGACACACATACAGTAGATATCATCAATACCTTTTTCCATGAATCTTTCATAGAGGTCTTCCAAACTTGGAAGTTGACGATTGCTTCATATAGGTGTAAATGCCCCAGGCAAAGAAAACACCATAATCTTTTTACCACTAAAGTAATCTGAAGTGGTCTTATCTACCCATTGATAATCACCATTATCATCTTGGGCTCTACACTTGAATACTTTATTCGGAACTTCCATCTTTTTTCTTCTTTCTGGGTTTTCTAGGTTTCTTTTCTGCTGGTTTTTTCTCAGTTGTTTTCTTTGCAGGAGCCTTCTTGACAGGTTCCTTTTTTTCAACTGGTTTCTTCGCAGCTGTACGTTTTCTAGGTTTTCTTTTTTTAACCTCTGGTTCCTTCTCCAGAGTTTTCTTTACGGCCTCTTCCAAAACTTCATCCGTTGTGGTAATCTCTTTTGGTTGTGCCTTCTCAACTGGTTCATCTTGTAATTCAGGTTTCAAATCACCCCAGAACCATTTTTTAACATTACTCCACCAACTCATTCTGAATCTCCTAAGTGAGTATTATATTTTTGAACGATATACGACCTGACAAGTCCACTACGGACAATATCACCTATATCAAATTCACAAAGATGAAACTCTTTCATCTCATTAATTATTCTCATAAAATTACCAAGGCCTGAGCGTTCTCTTTCCTTGGATAAATCAGACTGATCAAAGTCACCACAAAACATAATCTTGGAGTCTTGACCAACTCTTGTCATGATGGTATCAAGCTCATGAAAATTGAGATTCTGACACTCATCAACAAGTATGATTGCATTGTCCAAAGTAATTCCTCTCAGAAACGATGTGGACAAAAACATCAAACTTCTTTGTTGTTTCAGCCTATCATAAAGAACATTAAACTGTTCTTCAGTAGGCATCTTGAACATAAATCTTACCATATTATCATACGGAACTTGATACAGTGCAGACTTATCTTCTTCATCGCCAGGCAGAAAACCTATCTCTCTCGTTGAGATCAAAGACCTAACAACATACACACAACTGTACTTTGATTTAGGATCTAGTACCTCTTTCAGAGCATGATATAATGTAACAAAGGTTTTACCTGTTCCAGCTGACCCATACAAGAATAGACACTTACCTTTCTTGTATTCCTTTATAACTTCATTTTGATTCTTGGTGATACCTTTGATATCAACCATGTCATCAAGTTTTATTGTGTGTTTTTTACTCATATATCTAAAGTACTGCCTGGGTTATTCTTTTTAATTTCTCGAAGAGTATCCTTCCATCCATCAGAAGTGTGAGCTCTCCATCCATCTCTTATTGATACCATAGAAGGAACTTGTGGAATCAATCTGATTTCATCAAAACAAACTCTACATGGTACTTTAAGTGGTTTCTCACGTTCGGCTATCCTGTGAGTTTCTTCCCAAGAACTACCACAACCTTTACATTCATATTGATAAGTCGGCATTTTTTTTCGTTGCAAAAATTTTCACTAATTCATGCTCCATTCTCTGGAGCTGTTTCCACCCTATCTGAGTGAAACCCTCTCTATTTTCTATAGAGTGTATACAATCAGTGACCTCTCTGAAACAATTATATA